GTATCACATAATGCAGTTTCAAATACAGAAGTTGTATTGATAAATGGAGTAAGTGGACACACTTATACTGTTTTATCAATTACATTTTGCGAAACTGCTGGTGCGGCTGAAACTTTTGATTTGTTTATTCAAGATGATGGCGGAGCTACTGATTATGAAATTTATTCAGATCAAGCATTAGGAGCTAACGAAACTTTTGAACATACAGGTCGAATAATTTTAGAAGGCACAGATCATTTAACAGCCAAAACTGCTTCTGCGGCAACAGTTCATGCAGTAGTTAGTTATTTAGATCAAACATTATAATAGGAGAATAAAAATTATGAGTGGAATAGTAGGAAGTTATTTTAACACTAGAGGATCTGGTGTTGTAGCAAAACTTGGAACAGATGGACAAGTCTTTACCTCAACAGGTGCTGGTTTATCACAAGGTTTTGAAGCAGCGGCTGGTGGTGCTTGGAATTTAATTAAAACTATAACAGCAAGTGCAGATAGCACTATTGAATTTATTGATGGAGCATCAGATGTTGTCCTTGACACAACATACAGAAAATATATTTGGAACTTAAATAATATTCATTCATCAGCGGCAGATGAATTAGAGATACGTTTTACGATTGATGGTGGAAGTAATTGGAATGTTTCACTAACTGGTGGATTAATATATGCTTATCTTAATAATTCTGGAAGTTCAACATCAACTTATACATATAATACTTCAGAAGATGTACATGGTTCTACAAGTGCTGGTGTTAAACTTATGTCAGGTAATCAAATGGGTATAGGTAATGACGAAAGTTTGTGTGGAACATTTGAATTATGGAATCCTGGCGATACCACTTTTACCAAAATATTTAATGGTCGTACTAATATTATTTCAAATGATGCTACCGATAATAATTACAATCATCATTGTTGGGGTCAAGTTTCAACTACATCTGCGGTTGATGGAGTACAATTTATCATGGGAAGTGGAAATATAGATTCTGGATTTTTTTCACTTTACGGATTAAGCACATAGGATAAAATTATGCCAAGATTTAAAAATAGAAACGGAATAAGAGTACAGTTCACAGCAGAAGAAGAAACTGCTAGAGATATAGAAGAGCAAGTTCATGCTGATGGTGCTTTTGATAGAGAAATTGGAAGGTTAAGAGTAAAAAGAAATGCTTTATTAGTTGAAACAGATTTCTATGCTTTGTCAGATGTAACAATGTCAGAAGATATGACAACATATCGTCAAGCATTAAGAGATTTACCAAGTGGATTAACTACTGTTGATGATGTTAATACTGTTACTTGGCCGACTAAACCATAATAATATTGTTTTATAATATTATTAGCAATATAAGGTTTTATGCTACAAAAACTAAAGTTTTTACCAGGATTCAACAAGCAGGTCACAGCAACCGGCGGAGAAAACCAATGGATAGGCGGAGACTATGTTCGTTTTAGATACGGCACGCCTGAAAAAATAGGCGGATGGGCACAGCTGGGCGATCAAACGCTGACTGGAAGAAACACGGCTCTTCACCATTTTGTCAATGCCAGTGGAATTAAATACGCGGCCCTTGGAACAAACAGAATTTTATACGTGTACTCTGGAGGAGCTTTTTACGACATTACTCCTCTTAAAAGTACAACGACGTTAAGCAACGCTTTTACAACAACGCAAAGTGATGCAACCGTTACTATAACTTTTGCATCAGATCACAGTATTTCCAAAGGAGATATTATTCTTTTAGATACTTGGAGTACTATTACTGATTCTGATTTTGGTGCAAGTAATTTTAACGATGTAGTTTTTCAAGTGGCAACTGTTCCAACTTCAACAACAATTACCATTGAAATGGGATCAGTAGAATCTGGATCAGGAGCGTCTACATCCGGGGGCATAAGAGTTAAACATTATTATTCAATAGGACCTGCCGTTGAAGAATCAGCAGCCGGCTGGGGACTAGGACTCTGGGGTGGTACGGTCGCTGGAGAAATTACATCAACGTTGAATGGTGCCATTGATGCCGATGATACAAGTTTAGTTTTAGCAAGTTCATCATCGATGCCTTCATCAGGAACGCTTTTAATTGACAGTGAGCGTATGACTTACACAACAAATACTACAGGAACGAATACTATATCAGGAATTACAAGAGCAGCTGACAATACAACGGCTGCAACACACTCGGACGGAGCAACGGTTTACGATGCTTCAGACTATACGAAATGGGGCGCGTCGCAAACTGGAGACGTAATCACGGCTCCCGGTCTATGGCACCTGGACAATTTTGGAAACAAGCTTATTGCAACTATCGTGGATAGTGCAACGTTTGAATGGGATTCAGATGCAACAGCTGCAACTTCAACAAGAGCAACTATCGTTGCCAACGCTCCAACGGCTACAAGACAGACTCTGGTTTCAACGCCGGATCGGCACTTGCTTTTCTTTGGAACTGAAACTACGATTGGAACAACATCAACGCAGGACGACATGTTTATAAGATGGTCGGACCAGGAAAGCATTGACGCTTCAACCTCGTACGCTCCATCGGCAACCAACACTGCCGGCACACAGAGACTGGCCGACGGAACACGGATCGTGGCAGCGATTAGAGGACGTGATGCAATCTATGTCTGGACGGATCATGCTCTGTTTATTATGAGATTTGTTGGCGCTCCTTTCGTATTTTCATTCCAGCAAGTTGGAACGGGATGCGGGCTTATAGGAAAGAACGCAGCGGTTGAAGTAGATGGTTCAGCCTACTGGATGTCAGAAAACGGTTTCTTCAGGTATACGGGTAAACTGGAATCACTGGCGTGCCTGGTTGAAGACTATGTTTTTGATGATCTTAATACCGTTCCAAGAAATCATATTTTTGCAGGACTGAACAATTTGTTTGGCGAAGTTACCTGGTTCTATCCAGGAAGTGGTGCTGCATCTAACAACAGATCGGTAACTTATAACTATATGGACTCCACATCGGAGAGGCCTGTATGGACGACAAGTACATTGGCAAGATCTGCATGGTCAGACTCGCATATATTTGGCAAGCCTCATGGAACGGAATATGATTCCGATGCAACAAGCGATTCAACGGTTGGCAATACCGATGGCGTTACTTATTATTATGAACATGAAACAGGAAATAATCAAATTAAAGATGGTGCAGGTTCTGCTATTGCTGCAAGCATTGAATCAGGAGATTTTGATATAGCAGCGACACAGGGCGGAGGAGCGGATACCAGAGGAGACGGCGAGTACATGATGAAAGTTAGAAGAGTGCTTCCTGATTTCTTACAGCAAACTGGTGATGCAAGAGTGACTTTGAACCTGAAGAATTATCCAACGGACTCGCAGGCGAGTTCATCCCTTGGACCTTTTACAGTTACAACCAGCACAACTAAAATAGACACACGTGCCAGAGCCCGTGCTATATCATTGAAGGTTGACAATACAAGTACAACTCAACACTGGAAGCTTGGAACTTTTAGACTGGATATACAACCGGACGGGAGAAGATAATGGCTAGAATTGTACAATCATTAACACAACCTTTAGAGAAATACGATCAACAGATTCAACAATCATTTGTTAGAGATGTTGATAGTATAGTACAAAAATTAAACACATCCTTTCAACAGGATTTAAAAGACGAGGCGGAAGCGGAAAGCTTCTTTATGGCATAATGGCAAATACATTCGTAAACAAAAAGGTAGATTTAACAAGTACCAGTGCTACGACTTTGTACACTGTACCAACAGCAACAACTGCCGTTATTAAATCCATACTCGTGTCCGAAGATTCAGGGAACGCGGATACAATAACGATTACATTAACTGATACCGATGCCGCCGTTTTCAGCCTTTTTAACGTTAAGGCAATCTCGGCCAGCGGAACATCAGAACTGCTTTCAGCGCCATTGGTTGTCGAAGAGAGCGAAATTATAAAAGTAACCGCAGCAACGGCTAATAGACTACACGTCGTATTGTCTGCGCTCGAAATTAAGCCTAGGATCGTTACAACATAGGCTTGATTTACTTGTGAAAAGCAAGTAATATTATAAACTCAGGTGAAATCCCTGCCCTTTAACAACTACACAAAATTATGGCTATAGACACAGGAACATCATTGGACTCGGGAGCATCGGACATTACCTATACAGGTGATGAAGGTCCACAAGATCCACGGGCAATGACTGATATTGAAAAAATTATATTGCAGCATTGGATGCAACAAGGTGGTTCTTATGGAGATGACATTCCAGAAGAATTCAGACAACAGATTATTCAAATATATGGATTAGACAGAGATCGTTCTGCCAGTGGCGGAATCGCGAGACTGGGATATCAACACGGAGGCAGACAGCCAGGATTGGAAACAGCCACTAGTTCAGCAAGACAGGAGCAACAGCAAGATGATATAAGAGACTTTCAACAACAGATGGCAGA